TCATGACGACCAGCATTATAAGTGGCAGCAAGATTTTGTTTCGTCACTGTGAGAATGCTGCGGACCGGTTTAAGTACTCGGGCCTTGAAGTGCAGCACCTTTACTTTGATGAGCTGACTACCTTTGAGCAGATTGTCTACGATTTCATTAAGACCCGTCTTCGTGCCGCGAAGGTCCTGGGCTGTGTGCCGATTGTGAAGTCGGCCAGCAACCCCGGCAACATCGGTCATGGTTGGGTCAAAAAGATGTTCGTTGACGCCGGTCCCTATATGGAGATCCGGGAGCAGGAAATCTGGTCTGAGTCTCTTCATAGATCAAAAAAGATCAGAACCCAGTACATTCCCTCGCTCGCCATGGAGAATCCGTACATTACTGACGACTATATCTTTGAGCTTGAGCAGAAGCCGGAAGCTCTGAGGAATGCCCTTCTCAACGGGGATTGGAACGCTTTTGAGGGCCAGTGCTTCAAGGAGATCGTGATAAAGCCCGAGAACGGGCGGCTCTGGACCCACGTCATTGATCCGTTCCCGATCCCACTGGACTGGCCGCGGTTCTTCAGCTTTGACCACGGATACAGTAAACCCTTTGCCTGTCAGTGGTGGGCCATGGACTTTGAGGGACGGGCCTACCTTTACCGTGAATGGCCAGGGGTTAAACCAAACCAGGCCAACGTAGGCCTCGAGCTCACGCCGATTCAGATTGCTGACGGCATTCTTGAAAGAGAACAAGAAGAACGGGAAAACAACATCCACGTCCTCCGTGTAGCAGACCCTGCGATCTTCGACAAGTCACGCGGTGACAGCGTCGCAGACCAGATGGCTCCCGGCTACATGGGCAGACGGCAGGGTGTTGTTTTTAATAAGGGCGATCATGCCCGTCTCCCGGGGAAAATGCAGGTCCATGAACGGCTGCGGTTTGATGAAAACGGCAAGCCTATGATGTACATCTTCAGCACCTGCAAGAACTGGATACGGACTGTACCGACGCTTCCGTATTCACAGAAGAAACCAGAGGACGTTGACAGCGACGCGGAAGATCACGACTACGATGCCATGCGGTATTTCCTCATGGATCACCCGGTGTCGCCGGTGAGAAGGTCGGAGGCGACATACAGACCGTTCTCTCCCTTTGACGAGTAAGCGCGGCGAACCCCTTGTTTTGTGCAAAAAATAATTGAAAGGAGTAAGCTCTTGCTCTTTCACGCTTTTCAGTTTGCCGCGCTTCTCATATTTTGAGGTGATGTTATGCCGAAGAAAATTCAGGAACCGGAAGAAGAACAGTTCGACATCGTCTTTGACGATCAGCAGCTGAGCGATGAGGACAAGGCCCTCGTTGAAGAGATTTACTCCAGACTGGAAATCTTCCGGGATAAAAATCAGAAGGTCCATGAGGATGCGAAGATTTGCAGACAGATCATGCTCATGGACGATCCCGAACAGGATGATCCGAAGTCCCGGGCCAAGGCAGGGAAGAAGATCCTGCAGCTGCAGACACTGAAGTCGACCCTGAACAACGTCGTCGCGGACCAGATGCTTTCCATGCCGGAAGCGAAGCTGCTGCCGGAGACGGCCGATCTCCAGGAAGCCGCGGACGACCTGCAGGACATGGTCCATTATGTGGTATATTGCGCGAATAATTTCGAGCAGCTCAATCACAGACGGTGTGAGGACTTCTATGGTCCTGGTACCGCGGTGACTCAGATCGCCTGGGACCCGGACATGAACTACGGCAAGGGTGAGATCGCAATCATCCGTTGGCCGATTGAAGCCTTCCTGTGGGACCCGACCGCGGAAAATATCCAGGACTGTCGGGCCGTAATGAAGGTGAGCTACCATCCGCTGTCGTTCTACAAGGAACATTGGCCCGAGGCTGGTAAGTATGTGGTAGCAGATGAGCACGCCTATAACAACGTCGGCATGACTGAAGGTCAGTCGGACGCGGATCACGCCGATGATGATGACCGGGCAATGCTGATCGAGTACTGGTGGAGGACCTTTGATGCGAAGACCAGGCGGTACAAGATCAACGTTGCCTACGTTGCAGGCCATGCGCTGCTGGACAAAGACCTTGATGTTTACGATCACGGGATGTTCCCGTTCGTCATTGACGCCCATGATCACCTGGAGGGAAGCCTTGCAGGCGTAGGTCTGGTCCGGGAACTGGCACCCATGATGCGGTACATCAACCGGTACGCCTCCTACATCGACATGAACCTGCGGATGTCCGCAAAGGGCAGGCTGCTGATCCGGAAGGGCTCCGGTATCAACAAAGAAGAGCTTGCCGACATGGACAACGACATTATCGAGGGTGACAACATCACTCCCGAGAACCTGCAGTGGCTGCAGAGCACTCCGTTCAACAACATGATCAACCAGGCCATGCTGCAGATGCAGACGGACCTGAAGCAGGACTCCGGCGCGAACCAGTTTACCAGAGGCGAGACGACCGGGGGTATTGTTTCCGGTAAGGCCATCAACTCCCTGATCCAGGCTGGTGGAAAGATTTCTTCCATGCGGACCGAGCAGTTGAAGTACGGATTTAAACAGATTGTCGAACAGATCATCTGGCTGATGGCTCAGTTCTACGAAAAAGAAAGAGTGGTGATGATCACTGGCCGGAAAGCTGGCACAAAGATCGACACCAAGAAAATCTTTGGAGCGAAGACTGAGGGCGCGGTCAATCCTCCCCCGTACATGGTTCAGATCGAAGTGTCGAGCAAAGACCCTCAGAGAATCGCCAACCAGAATCAGATGTTCATGGAGGCGTACACGATGGCTGCGCAGGCCCAGCAGAACTTCCCGTTGTCCGCGCTGTTCCAGATCCTGAACCTGGACGGGAAGGACAAGATCCTGCCGGTTATTCAGAAGAACGAGCATTTCCAGGAGCAGATGCTTGCCTTGCAGCAGCAGGTTGAGCAGATGGCTCAGCAGCTGGAAGAGGCACAGGCGCAGGCCGAGAACCTGAGGCAGGCGAACGACGCCATGAGCAATTCCATTGCCGAGGCGAGTGCCAGGACGGGCACCGACGTATCGGCTGGTCCGGAAGGAATGCCGCAGCCCGAAGGCATGGACATGGAGAATCCAATTGTATCCGGGAACGCGAATATGCTCGGTGTTCCCACAGGGGCAGCATTGCCCACATAAAAGTGACGAGGCCTCCGCGTTTTCACGGAGGCTTTGCATATTTACTTCCGGTCCGCGATTTCACGGACGGATGAAAGGAGACCTCATATGGACCCCAACGAGACCATGGTCAATGAAGAGAACCTCGATGAAGGCCTGGATGAAGACTTCCTGAGCAATATCGAGGAAGAGGACGAGTCCAACGAAGTCAGTCCTGAATCTTTTGCTTCTGATTCTGAGGGAGAAGAGAAGGCTGACGAAAACGCTGATGAACAGACCCAGAAGGGAACTCAGGGTACCAGAGAGCCTGGGTATGTGAAGAAGCGTGTGAACGAAGCAGTGCAGAAAGCTCTTGCCGAATCAAAGGAGACGATGAGGGCAGAGATTCGTGCCGAGATGCAGGCTGAGTTTGATCAGCGCATGGCACCGATCCTGAAGAAGATGGAGGAAGACGAGGCCCAGGAGCTGGTCCGCAGCCGGAAGGTTTCGGACATCGAGACAGCCCGGGAGCTGGTCCGTCTTCGCCATGGACAACCGGCAGCGCAGCCCGAAGCGGAGAAGCCTGCGGAAAGTACGCAGCAGCCCAGGAATGCGCAGGGCCAGTTTGCTCCCAAGGAAGACCCGGTCATTCAGGCCAGGGTGAACCTCCTTGCGAATCAGGCCGACAAGATCAAGGCCAAGACCGGCATCGATGTGATGGCAGAGTTTGAAAGCAATGCTGAGATCAAGAGGAAAGTACTGAGCGGCGAGCTCGACTTCTATGAGGTTGCTGAGATGATGAGGCAGCCCAAGAAGAGACCTCCTGCTCCAATGCGCTCCCCGAATGGTGCCAGCAATGAAGGAAGGAATCGAATCGACAGTATGTCCGATGCTGAATTCCGGAGAATGGAAAAGGCAATTTCAGAAGGGAAGCGCGTGACCCTTAAATAAGGAGCGTGTATTCCATGGGTGTTTACGATAACATCAACGTTTCAACTCAGGCGTCCCTGCGGCCGACCGAGCTGGAATCTTATCTCCAGCGTCGTGCTCTGGAAAACGTCGAACCCAACCTGGGCTATCTGAATGATGCCCAGAAGATCGAGCAGCCCAAGAACAACGGACGGCACGTTAAGTTCTTCCGTTATACCGAGCTGCCCCCGATCACCAAACCCCTGTACGAGGGTGTAACCCCTGCCGGTCAGACCCTGGAAGAGACCGCGTTCTCCGTCATGACGAAGAACTACGGCGGCTACATGGCCTACACCGACGAACTGGACCTGTGGCACGTTGACTCCAAGACTCAGGCCATCTCTGATCGTCTGAACCGTCAGGCGAAGCTGTCCATCGATACGGTGGGCCGTGATCAGATTTGTGCTGGTCTGAACGTCATGTACCCCGGCTCCGTCACTGCTCGTGCGCAGCTGACCAAGTCCAACATCCTGACCTACGCGGTCATCAAGAAGGCGGTCCGGAACCTGAAGCGGAAAGGCGCACAGCCCTTCTCCGACGGTTTCTTCCATGCGAAGATCGACCAGGACACCTACTATGACCTGACTCAGGATTCCCACTGGGTCGCCAAGGTTGACAACTACGACAGCCGGAACCTGGAGAAGTATCTGCTGGGTACAGTCTACAACGTGAAGTTCTATGAAGTAGACAACGGCAAGGTGTTCGCCAACGAGACCTACCTGTACGGAACCAAAGCCTACCTGACCGCGGCTGCGAACTTCGATGCGACCAACCGGATCATGACCGTTGCCGACACCATGAGCGACGGCGAAGCCCGTGAACTGACCGGCAAGATGGTCTACGTGCAGTACACCAAGTCCAACACCGACTACGTCACTCCGATGTGCATCGAGCGCATCTGGCCGTCCGGAACCGCGAACGAGACCAAGATCCTGTTCCGCTGGGTCCCCGGCACTTCTGTGACCAATGAATGGACCACGGCACAGACCCTGAAGATCGTTCCCTCCGGCGGTGCATCCAACGGTGACGAGGTCCATGCGACCATCATCTACGGCCAGAATGCCTTCGGCATGGTGAAGCTGGGTGGCAAGGGTAACCCCAACATCCAGATCATCGTGAAGCCGCTGGGCAGCTCTGGTTCAGAAGACCCCCTGAACCAGCGCGGCACCATTGCGTGGAAGGTTCCCTTCTTCGCTTGTGCTGTGCTGCAGGATGACTTCATCGTCCGGGTCGAACACGGAGTCTCCGACTGATGACGTTTCCCGGGAAGACCGTTACCTCCGCTTACCTCCGCGGCCTTCCCAACTTCCTCTCTCTCCGGGGCAGCCCGTGCTTCCTATGGGCTGCCCCACTTTTTATAAGGAGATGATACTATGGTAAGAATTTTGAAAAGCGAACCGCAGCTTGACGATATCCATCTTGTAGAGATCGCTTGCCTGTCCACTGACGAGAAACCCACTGGATGGGCTACAGGCAGTCTGTGTCTCGAAACAGACACAGGCATCTGGTACGCCTATGACGAGGAAGGCGAAGAGTGGAATCCTGTGGCTGGCGGTGGTTCGGAATGATTATCCCGAAGAACTGGTCTACCATGAAGAAACTGATGTTCCTCCAGCAGACGGGCGGCGGCTCTGTCGTGATTGAGGACACAGCTTCCGGGAACCCCGTTGTGTTCACCACAGAGCTGGCGAAACCGCTTAAGAGCCTTGCCCTGTCCCTTCTCCCCCGTCAATCCGGCACAGGCGACCCTTCGCCCCAAAATATACGGAGCCTTATCCCGTGGGGAGAGGTGGGAACGTGGCATACGGGTGTTAACGTGTGGGATGAAGAGTGGGAAAGTGGTAATATCAACTTTTCCACAGGAGCGAAACAAAATTCATCTGTAAACATCAGAAGCAAGAACTATATACCTATTGTTGGTGGCGAAACGTATTACGGCAAAGCGAGCACACTTACATCGTCGGCTTGCGTGATATTCTTCTATACGGAAGATAAAACGTATATCAGCAACGCATACTGCGGAAACACGACATTCACAGTGCCATCTGACGCTAAATATGCGCTGTTCTATTGTGGGTCGGCTTACGGCACAACATACAACCACGATATTTCCATCAATTACCCTTCCACGGACACGGAATACCATCCCTACACAGGGCAATCCCATCCGGTCAACGTGGGGAACATCACTCCCCCCGTCTACGGAGCATCAATAGATTTGACAACGGGGGAAGTGTGGGGAACGTGGGCGTTTGTTGAACTGAACGGAACAGAAGCGAATTGGAACAATTACAATCAAGGTACTGCATTTTCGCTTCCTATCACGGGGATGACAACCGACAAATACAAATCGGTTTTCTGTGACAGGTTTGCTCAAATCAAAAATATCACTTCGTTCGGTGTTTACGCTTCAGCTTCAAACTACTATGCGTATTTTATCAATGCAACAGACATTGAAGGGGTCACCGATTTGGCATCTTGGAAAGCGTATCTCGCAGAAAATCCGATGGGGTTTGCCTATCAACTTGCTACCCCCGTTCTCCTTGCCACACTCACCCCCCAACAGATAAACGCCCTTGTCGGCGTGAACACGGTTTGGTCTGATGCGGACAATATTGATTTGACATTTTTGAAAAAGAGGTGAATAAAATGAAAACCTTTGTTATCGAAATGCAGACGAACGCGGACGGAACAACTGGCGTCCTGCCTTATGGCTACGATGCTGTCGCTGACGCGGAAGAGAAGTTCGGCCTCGTTTATGCCGCTGCCGCGAAGTCTTCTGTGCTGGTTCACACAGTTATGATCGTGAATGCCAGAGGCGCACATCTGCATCCTCCTGCATCCTTTACGCATCCTGTGACCCCCGAACCTGAACAGCCCGAACAGGGAGAATAAAGAAAGGAGCCTGAATAATGGCTACTACGAAACTGAACAAAACTGAGAAAGACAATATCCCGGAGAACGAGACGGATTCTCTGACCTCTGCCGTAGGCCAGAAGAAGCCTGGGTATACTGGACCTTATGTTGATGTTTTCCTGCCTGCCCTGGAAGGCGGCGGCGAGGAAGGCGTCAAGGTGGACCAGTATGAACACGTCACCATCGCAAACGAAGACAAGGAAGACATCTATTATGTCCTCCGCGGAGAACGTGTGTCCGTCCCGGTCCCGGTGTACATGGTGCTGAAGGAAAGATACGGCAAAACGATCTAAGAGGTGATCACCATGACTCTTCAGGAAATTCAGGAACATATCATGCACCAGACCAACAACGACCCGGACGACCTGGGAGATTTCACTCCACATATTGACGACTACATCAACGAAGCCTATGACCGAGTCGTCATCGTCTGGGACGGGAAGCACGTTCCGTGTGATGACTATCCGCGCCTGGAGAGCAGTGACGACGAACCTCTGCTTCCGAAATGGACGCATCGGTTTATTGCAGACTGGGCGACCTGGTTGATTTATCGCAACGGAAATCCGCAAAAACAGAACCGCGGTTATGCATATCGGCAGAGCTTCCTTGAATTCCTGTCGCAGCTTTCGGGCGCTGGCGGCAAGGATGGATTCAACGAAGACGGGAGCAGGAAACGGTTCAGAAACTTCTTCAATATCCCTGTGTGAGGTGAGGACTCATGGCGTATTTCAGCCTTCATTCATATGATGCGGATGTTTGGCTGCGAGAATTCCGTGGTCTGAACCAGGGAGACCCGAGCATGAATCCGGATATCCGGTTCGCTGCGGAAGAATATAACGTAGAAACACCGCATGGTGTCCTTCAGCCTCAGGCAGCAATCGATGTACTGCCTGGTGTATTTGAAAGCAAAGTGGAAACGCTGGCGTCTTTCAATCGCCGGTTCTACGAAGGCCCTGGAAGTCACACATGGTACATTGCTGCCGCAGGAGGCAAGATTTATCAGAAACAGGACGGGACCAGCGACTCATGGACCGAGATCGATATGCCGGAAGGCGTCGATCTTTTTTCGTGCAATGTCTGGAGCTGGGTGACGTACGAAATCCAGGAAAGCGGCAAGACCGTTGACGTCGTCCTGATCAGCAATGCCGAGGACGGTATGTTCATGATCGTGCCGCCGGACACACAGACTCTCTGGCGAGACGTGAAGGCCGGGACCTGGCGCGATCTGAAGGCCGGGACCTGGGGAGAAGCCAAGTCCCCTGAATGGCACATCCGAGCAGTAGACACCAGGGCAGATCAGAGCGATCCTGACGAACCTCAGAAAAAATTCGCTGTGATCGAAAGGTTCGGTGAGCGCATCTGGGGCACTGGTGTTCCCGGGGAACCGGACTCCATGTATTACTCCGTCGCCTACGATCCTACAGACTGGACCGGCGGCCATGAGATCGCAGAGGAAGACGCAGGCGAGATCCAGCAGCCCAGCTGGGACGGCGATAAGTTCTATGCGCTGTGGCGGCATGGAGATCAGCTGCTCGCTTTCAAGCACAACAAGATATGGCGAGTCATGGGCCTGAGCCCAGGAGAGTTTACGGTCCAGGAACAGTACGGCGAAGGCACAGAGTTTTTCAACACGATCGCTGTTTATTCTGAGCGAGTACTCATGGCAGACAAAGATGGTGTCAAGACCTTTGACGGCATGAGTACATCTCCGTATGCCAAGGATCAGATCGAGCAGCTCTGGCGATCCGTGAACAAGGATGCCATGGACCAGGCCTGCGGTGTCGTCTTCCAGGACCGGTATTATCTGGCCATCCCGATAGACGGAAGCACAGTGAACAATGCCATGCTGGTCTACGACATGGCTGAGGGAAACATCCTTTTCCACAAAGGGATTTATATAGAAAGTTTCCTGCCTACAGACGACAAGCTGTTTGCAACAAGCTCCAATCTCCCCGGGAGAATTATCCGACTGTCGAGGGATTCCTGGGTGATGGGCGCGGCAAGCGGTGCGCCGACACGGTGGGTGACGCCATGGATCGACTTCGGGTACAAGAGCATTAAGAAGGGCGGCTTCGACTTTTACTTCCTTCCGGAGGTGCAGGACGAGGCGGTGACACTGACGATCAGCATCCAGACGGAAAAGAAAGCGAAGACCAAGCACTATATCTGCCAGCCCATTTCAGAGTCTGACAAAGCGGCCGGGAAGGAGCACAGGGTGAAGCGGCTGCACTTCGGCGGTGCCGGTCGAAAGTTCAGGTTCATCATTGAGACAGCTCAGGGTGTTACGGCACCATGGCGTATTGTCGGCGGCCTGCAGGTGATCGTCGAGACTGATCCGGATTGAGGTGATGCCAATGGACAATAGGAAAGTATCCAGGCAGCACGAGCCCCTGCGTGTTCCGCAGGGCTGGAAAGGCCAAGACAAGGCCCTGGTAATCCAGCTCGAACGAGTCGTGGACGACATTTACAACCTGGTTATGAAACGGGTGGTCTCGGTTCTCGGGATTAAACCGGACAAGGATGGGAACATTGTTCTCACGAAGGAAGCAATAAAGGGCCTCGGCATTCCGGACAATGACGATCTTGACGATTACGCCAAGACAACAGAAGTGAGCGCAAAGCTCGCGAGTAAGTTTCCGAGAGTTCAGCTGAGTGCTACAGAGAAGATTAAGTTTACGGCAGGGTCGAGAAGATCGTTTATCGTCCTGGTTTGCGGAGGAACGAATTCATATCACAGAGGTGCTTATCTGTGTTTTGCAGGCACAGACGCAGAGACGTACCAGGTGGAGACTCTGCTCGACGCATCTACGGTTACCGTTGCTGCATCCGCGACCGGGATCACGTTTACAAATTCATCGACGTTGAAATATGTCGATGTCATCGATCCGTCTGACACTGTTTCCTACACGATCACATAAGGGGTGAATGCTATGGAAGAGCTTAAAGGATATGTCATTGTCGAGACGCAGACGTCCTCAGACGGGACGATTGCAGTTCTCACTTACACAGAGTCTGTCAGGAACAATGCGCTCTCTGTGTTCTATATGAAATGCGGCTCTGCGGCAATCAGCCTTGTGCCGGTTCATACGATCAGTATCTTCGATATAAGAGGAAACAAAGTCGCGGACCCTGTCACATTTGAACACGGAGGTGAACAGTAATGGCAGCGACAGAAACCACAAAACTTCATCTCGTGAAGTCTGACCTGGACGAGGCTGCTGACATCGAAGTCTACAACGACAATATGGACAAGATCGATCAGGCCATGCCGATTGTTGTGTTTTCTGAGACCGAACCGGCAAACCCGGTAGAGGGAACGATCTGGCTGAAGCCCATCGGGGGGTGAGTGAGTGGCAACTCATCAGTACACCAGGGAAAGCAGTGGCGCAACAGTAGGTGCTGCGCTTGACCACACTTTTACCACGTCTGCCTTCACTGTTCCGGTTGGGGAACGCTTTGTTCGGATGAAAGTCTACATGGGGCCGAACAGCGCACAGTCATTGCAGATGCGTGGAAGCGCACAGTCAATCTTCGGCAGCAGCGGCTGGGACCAGTGGAGTTCCACTACAACGGGTGTTTGGTCAAGCGGTAGCGGCGCGAGTGTTAAGGTTCACAATTCCGGCAGCAGCGCACTTTCCAAGCGGTTGTATGCCGTGTTTGAAACCGAGGATCTTCCGACATACGGCATTACCTGCAATACGAGCGGCTCTGGCACACTGAAGTCGAACCTGTCGAAGGCGTATCAGGGCCAGACTGTCACCCTGACGGCGACGCCTGCTGCCGGATATAAGTTCAGTAAGTACACAACCAGTCCGGCGGTAACGATCACGAACAATAAGTTCAGTATGCCTGCTTCCACTGTGACGATCACAGCGAAGTTCGTCAACCAGTCATATGCTGTGACAGTTGTGTCGGAAGATGCGACAAAAGGAACGGTCGACGGAAGCGGCACCTACGCATATGATTCCGATGTAACGATCAAGGCGATACCGAAGCCCGGGTATAAGTTCACGAACTGGACAACGACAAGAGGAACAATCAGCAATCCGACCTCCGCGGAAACGACGTTTGAGGTTCCGGCAGGCGCGGCGACAATCACAGCGCACTTTGAACGGTCACAGTCGGTGATCGATTACTTTGACGGCGAAGAGCACCATGACTGCTTCGCTTCTGTCATGCACAACGGGCAGTTCGTTGACTGCGACGCATATGAGTACACAGGATCTGGATGGGTCCTTTGCTCGAAAGGCGGTGATTAAATGGCGAAGACTGTAACCTCTGCTGCCGTGATCGATATATTCCAGATGGCTCTGAAAGAGAGATGGGGATATATCTGGGGAACGGCAGGCGTCATGTGGACACAAGCGAAACAGGACCAGATCGAGAAGACAACGGATTCCGACCGAGCTCAGGCGAGGAAGTACGGAAGCAAATGGATAGGTCACTACGTCTCAGACTGTAGCGGCCTTTTTTCATACGCTTATGCTCACCTTGGCGGCTATATGTACCATGGCTCTGACACCATGTACCGAAAGTACTGCGTAGAGAAGGGCGAGCTGAAACAGGGTAAACGAACGGACAGTAAGACGCTGAAGCCCGGTACTGCTGTGTTTGTCTGGAACGGGACGAAGTACAGTCATGTCGGCCTGTATGTTGGGAACGGAATCGTCATCGAGGCCGCGTCTACGATCAACGGTGTAATCACATCAAAAGTGACAAGCGGCAAGTGGACGCACTGGGGAGAACTGAAGGACATGGTGTTCTCTGACGAAGTGCCAGCCCCTGTACCGGAACAGCCCCAGGAAAAGAAGTATCCGACGATCAAGAGAGGCAGCAAAGGGACCTACGTTAAGAAGGCGCAGGAACTGCTGATGAAGTTCGGGTACCGGCTGCCCAAGTACGGTGCAGACGGAGACTTCGGCGCGGAGACGGAAGCGGCCGTAAAGTCTTTCCAGAAGAACAACGGTCTCAAGGACGACGGCATTGTCGGGGAGAAGACATGGGGCAAGCTCCTGTCTGCGAAGACCGAAGAGAAGAAGTACACAGTCACTGTTACAGGGTTGACCTTTTCACAGGCCAAAGCCCTTTGCGATATGTATCAAAATGCTTCATACAAGGAGATGGTCTGAATGAAATTAAAAGGAACCTGGGACCCGGAGACCACGTACGCCATAGGCGATGTCGTTGTATATCCCGTTGATAACGTGGTGTACCATCTGCAGAAACTGTGCCATGCTGGCACTACGCCTTTTGATTCTCTTTATTGGAGAAGGCTTGGCCAGGAAGCAGGGGAGATCGTCATCATGATGATGGACCTGTTTGAGGAACTGTTCAATCGTATTCCGTCGAACATCAACGACGAGAGTATCGTCCTGAGTGGGACCGAAGGCAGGGACTACATCATCACTGTTGATGATTCCGGGGATACTCCTGAACTGGCGGTGGACCTGATCGAAACAGAGGAAGGAGATGACGCATAATGGATTGGGGCGCATTTGCAATTGCGTGTCTCCCTGCAGCGGCGTCATTCGCCGGTGTTTATTTCTCCAACCGTAAGCAGACAGCCCTGATGGCTTACCGTCTGGAGCAGCTGGAGAAGAAGGTCGGGACACACAACAACCTGGAAGGCCGCGTGATTGTCCTGGAGACCAAGATGAAAGACATGAGTCACTCTGCGTGAAGAAAGGAGAAGAACATGGAAAAGATCGACTGGAAACGGAAACTGACTTCCCGGAAATTCTGGGCCGCTGTGTGCAACTTTGTTGCGATGCTGATCCTGGCCTTCGGTGGCAGTACCGGAACCGCGGAAAAGGTGACTGCCCTGATCATGGCTGGTGCGACTGTCATTGCCTACATCATCGCTGAAGGCCTGGTTGACAAGGCAAACGCCGACAGCGGATTTGTCAGCGGTTATATCGAACCTGTTGGCGATGAAGAAATGGGTGATCCGGATGAATGAAAAGAAGATCAGGGTTTTCATATCCCAGCCCATGAAGGGAAAGACGGACGATGAGATTCTGAGCGAGCGAGCCGAAGTCTCCGATTATATCATGAAAATGTTCAACGGAAACGCGGAGATCATCGATTCCTTCTTCGATGACGAGCCCGATACCAAGACACCTGCAATGTTCAATCTCGGAAGAAGTCTATGCCTGCTTGCAGACGCCGATGTCGCATACTTCATCAAAGGCTGGGAAGAGGCGCGAG